GGCTCGGGTGCTCTGCCAGCGAGTTCTATGTCACCCCGGGTGGTGAAGTGGGCTCCATTGGCGTGTGGCAGGCGCACTTTGATTATTCCGAGGCTCTGAAAGAGGATGGTGTTAAACCCACACTCATTTCTGCTGGCAAGTTCAAAGTCGAAGGCAACCCTTATGTGCCACTCGATGAGCAGGCCCAAGCGTTCATGCAGTCTCGTGTGGACGATTACTACAACGCTTTCGTGGAAGCCGTGGCCATCGGTCGTGGTGTCTCGGTCAACGATGTCCGAACAGGCATGGGCGAAGGACGTGTGCTTGGTGCCGGCGCCGCCATGGCGCAAAACATGGTGGATGGAATTGCAAGCTTTGAAGATGTGCTCACCAAGATGCAGGCCAATATCCGGTCCACACCCGTGCGCAGTTCCTCGCGCCTGAAACAAGCGCGTGATGCATTGGCGCTGATCTAAGCCAGTACCTACTCACCTAACACCCTGTGTTCTTGCATCCCTCCGTTGAGGGGTGCGTTCAACTGCGACCCGTTGGTCGTTATCCCTGTCGCCGCCTTGAGTCATTTGGACCAGGCGGTTTTTTCATTTCTGGAGAAATACCAATGAGCAAGCAATTGCGTGAGCTTCAAGCTCGCAAATCAACTCTGGTCAAGGACGCACGTGCCTTGACCGACATCGCTGCCGCTGAGCAGCGTGATATGAACGAAGAAGAGGTCAGTGCTTTTGAAGCCCTGAAATCCAAGATTGAGGCAACCTCTGCCGCCATTGATCGTGAAGCTGCACTGATCGCCGAAGAGGCGCACATGATGCATACGGCTCATCTGCCCAATGCTTCCGTTATCACTGTGGTGGAGAACGCTGCTTCTGATCCCAAGCATGGCTTTAAAAGCGTTGGCGAGTTTCTCAAGACAGTGCGTCAGGCGCAAAACCCTGGCTCCTCGATTGATGATCGCCTGTTGATCGGTTCTGCGCGTAATGCAGCAGCACCTTCGAGCTTTGGCAGTGAAGGCTCTGCGCAAGATGGTGGCTTTTTGGTGCCGCCTCAGTTCGCGCAGGAAATTTTCCAGTTGTCGCTGGGCGAGGATTCCCTGCTGCCGCTGACTGACAACGTGGAGATCACGGGCAACACCATGGCCTTCCCCAAGGATGAAACCACGCCATGGGGAAGCAACGGTATCAGAGCCTATTGGCAAGGTGAAGCCACCCCTGCGGTGAACACCAAGCCCGTGCTCGGTTTGTCGACCCTGCGTCTCAAAAAGCTGATGGCACTTGTGCCTGTGACCGACGAGTTGCTGGACGACACCAATGCACTTTCTACCTATCTGCCCGACAAGATTGCCACTTCCATTCGCTGGAAGACCAATGAGTCGATTTTGTTCGGCTCCGGTACCGGTGTTCCCGTTGGCTGTATGAGTAATGCAACCACCGTCACCGTGGCCAAGGAAACGGGTCAGGCAACGCAAACGCTCTTGGCTCAAAACTTGGCCAAGATGATTTCGCGCTTGCCCCCAGCGTCGTTTGCCAAGGCGGTGTGGATCGTCAACAACGATGTCTTGCCTGCCTTGTTCACGCTCACTTTGGGCAACTACCCGATCTACTTGCCGATGGGCTTGAATGTCGGTGGTATCCAAGTCTCACCCTATGGCACCTTGTTGGGCCGTCCGGTGTTTGTCTCGCAACACGCGAACAGCTTCTCCGGTGCAGGCGATGTGTTGTTGGCGGACTTGTCCTACTACCAGACCATCACCAAAGCAGGTGGTTTGCAAACGGCCACATCGATGCATCTGTATTTCGATGCAGACCTCACGGCCTTCCGTACGACTTTCCGCATGGACGGTCAATCCAAGATTGCGGCACCCATTTCGCCTGCCAAGGGCAGCGCAACGATGTCGCCCTTTGTTCAGCTGGGCGCACGTTGATCGTCGCTTCAACCATAAGGAGAAATTGAATGTTTCCTAATGCAAAAGGCAGCGAACTGTTCTCAGTTCTGGCCTCACTCGACCCTGTCAGCCAAGCTGCAGGCACTGCATCCACTGGGTGGGTTTCAGCTGGTAATCATCACAGCTTGCTTGCGTTGATTCAAAGCGGTGTGCTTGGCACTGGTGCCACGCTCGACGCCAAGCTTCAGCAAGCAACCGATGCCTCTGGCACCGGAGCCAAGGATGTGGCTGGCAAGGCCATCTCCCAACTGACTCAGGCCGGTAGTGGCTCTGCAAAACAGGCCATCATCAACCTGCGTCCAGAGGATCTTGATGTCAACAACGGTTACGCCTATGTTCGCCTCTCGGTGACTGTGGGCGTTGCCGCAAGTCTGACGGCGGCACAGTTGCTTGGCTTTAATCCTCGGTTTGCGCCGGGTGATGCAAGCAATCAAGCAGCAGTCGCGCAAGTCGTCTGATCCTGAGGGGAGACCAATCGCATGCCCATGCAATTGATCACCCCTCCTGCAGGTGAGCCAGTAACTCTTCTTGAGGCCAAGGCACACCTGCGGGTGGATTTCGACGATGACGATGGGTTGATTCAGGCATTGATCTCTGCAGCCAGACAGGCCGCAGAGACCATCACCAGTAGACAGTTCATGACTGCACGCTGGAAGTTGGTCCTTGATAGCTTTCCTGGTCCGAGCCTCATGGGGGTTCCTGCAGGTCAGCCTTTCACATTGCCTGGGCATGCCATCCTGATTCACAAGTCACCCGTTCTTGACGTGGTGAATATCAACTACCTAGACATGGGTGGTGTTTTACAAACCATGCCTCCAAGCAACTACACGGTTGACTCAGCCTGCGAGCCCGCAAGGATCACCCCTGTGTTTGGACAAATTTGGCCTATTTCATTGCCGCAGATTGGCGCGGTCAGTGTCACCTTTGATGCTGGATATGGGGATGCCTCAGCAGTGCCCGAGGGCATTAAGAGCTGGATCAAGTTACGCGTTGGTAGTTTGTATGCGCATCGAGAAGAAGTGGCAGCACTCTCCAGAGGGCGCATTGAACCTTTGCCATTTGTCGATGGTCTTTTAGACCCCTATAAGGTTTCTTTCCTATGAATCCAATCAGTGCGGGCATGCTCAACCGTCGCATCAAGGTCCAGCGCCCGAGCACCGTCAAGGACAGTCTGGGTGCGCCTTGTCGCGCTTGGTTGGATGTGGTGACCGTTTGGGCTGACATTCAACCCCTGTCTGGCAAAGAAGCTGTGATTGCCAACCGGATCTCGGCTGAATTGACGCACCAGATCACCGTTCGATTCCAACCGGTATTTGACAACCCTCAACAGGTTGCTCAGATGCGTGTGCTCTACAAATCTCGCATCTTCAACATTCACTCTGCGTTGAATGAGGACGAGAGGCGCACACAAATCATCCTTCTTGCATCGGAAGGTCTCGACGATGGCTAAGCGAGAGATCGTCAAGGTTGAAGGCTTGGCTGAATTGGCTCGGGCGCTTCGGGAGTTGCCAGATCGAGTGGCAAAGAATGGTCTGCGCGTAAGCGTCTATGCGGGTGCAAAGGTCATTCGAGATGAGGCAAGGATTTGTGCCCCAAAAGCAATCGCTTCTCTAGGACCTGATCAACCCCCGCCAGGCACATTGAAACGCTCGGTGATCATGAAACACATTCCTGAGCTCTCGAGCCTGACGCGACAGACCTTCTTTGTGACGGTTCGACATGGCAAGAAATACCGCAAGCAAGGCAAAAAGGGAAACCTGTCTCAGGACGCTTGGTATTGGCGCTTTGTTGAGTTTGGCACCCGAAAGATGAGGGCTAGGCCGTTCTTGCGACCTGCACTTGAAGCCAAAAGACGAGATGCGGTGCAAGCCATGAAAGACAGGCTGACAGAACGCATTGAGCTCGAAGCAAAGAACCTGAACAGGAAATAGCGATGCAGGACTTCTACGACGCCATCAAAAACTTGGCGGCTGGAGAGGTCTACGCGCTTGTCGCAGCACAAGACGCTCAGTATCCAGCCATTGTTTACACACCCATCGTGCAAGAGCACATCTTTGGCCTCGATGGGCCACACGGCTTGCAGCGAGTTCGCATGCAAGTTGATACCTATGCCAGAACGTATCAAGAAGCGTTGCATCTTCAGGACCTAGTTCTTGAGGCGCTCCTGGCAGACAAAAGCACCATCGCCGATGTGCGAATGGGGCTCACAGATTTTGAAGATCAGGCCCGGCTGTACCGGGTGAGCGTGGACTACACCTATCACCGACAGGTGAGTTCAACCTAAACGTGGAGCTACACATGAGCAGCACAGCAATTACCGCACAAGGGATTACGATTTCCCGCTTTGGCACCACCACATTTGAGGTCATCCCCAACGTGGTGTCTTTTCAAGGTCCTGGTGGACAAGCCGCCGTGATCGATGTCACAAACCTTGCCTCCGCTTCCAAAGAAAAGCGGGTTGGCTTGCGTGATGAAGGTCAATTAACTTTGACCATGCACTACAACCCAGATGATTTGATTCATCAAGGACTGCGAACAGATCGAGCCAATCGTGTGCGTCGTCAGTTCAAGCTGACGTTTACCGACACCACACCAGCCATTTGGACGTTCTACGGCTATGTCACCACCTTCAGCGTGCAAGGTGGAGTGGACGCCGTGGTGCAGGCGTCCGTGACGATTGAGATTGATGGCGAAATTACCGAAGCTTGAGAGGAAGAAACACATGTTGACTCGTGAACAAATATTGCAATGTGATGACCTCCCTCGAGAAATCGTCAAAGTCCCCGAGTGGGGAGGTGAGGTGCAGGTTCGCACCATGACGGGAACCGACCGAGATGCGTTTGAAGCCAGTCTGATTGGCAAAGAGGGCCGACTGGAGAACGTCCGGGCGCGTTTGGTCTCTCTAGCTGTATGCGATGAGTCGGGCGATCGACTCTTTGGTGATGCTGATATTGCAGCACTGGGTGCCAAAAGTGCCAAAGCACTCGACCGCGTGTTTGCTGTGGCTCAACGACTCAATGGCATTGGTGCCGAACAGGTCGAGCAAGCAAAAAACGCCTAAAAACCCATCCGACACGACGCTTTGCATTCCGCTTGGCATTAGCTCTTGGCCTGCCAGTGCGTGAGATGCTGGCTCGGATGGGATCAGATGAGTTTTCAGAGTGGCTGGCGTACTACCAACTCGAGCCATTTGGGGACTACCGGGCTGATTACAGATCGGGTGTGGTGGCATCCACCTTTGCCAACGCGCATCGGGCCAAGGATGCAAGTCCATTCCGACCTGAGGACTTCATGCCCTTCATGGAGAAACAAGCGGCAACGCAAGACGTCAGTCTCAATGTGGCGAGATTCAAGGCCATGTTTGCGCATAAGGTGAAGAAGAATAATGG